CCTTCCAAGACTGTCTCCAGAAGCACGAAACTGTATTACAATTGAAAATGACGAAATGTCCTGGGGCATCGACGCCAGTTTGGAACTTGCCGAACACGTCGCACTCGTTCTTGACATACACCACCACTGGGTCCGTACAGGAGAATACATTCAGCCAACCGACGATAGATTTGCTCGCATAATTGATAGTTGGCGTGGTGTGCGTCCCGTTATTCATTACTCAGTTTCACGAGAGGATTTACTTGTAGGACACGATCCTAACGTCATGCCAAATATGGAAGAATTACTTGAACAGGGATACAAGAAACAAAAACTAAGAGCTCATTCAGACTTTATGTGGAATAAAGCAGTTAATGAATGGGCTCTTAGTTTCAGGGATTACGCTGACATTATGGTAGAATCTAAGGCTAAGAATCTTGCCAGCATCAAATTGTATGAAGAATCTATGAACTCTTCTTTGGACGACCACGCTTCGCAGGAGCCTTCTTTGTCGCAGGCTTCTTAGTAGCAGGTGTTTTCTTTTTGGCAGGTGCTTTTTTAGCAATTTCCGGAGTATCCGGTGTATCAAACCCAAAAAGCTCTTTTAACCATTTAAACATAATTTTTCCTCCTGTGGTGTATTTACTAAATATGTTTGCGTGACACAACTAAAATGGAGATAATAATTATGTTAGATAAATTTAAAGGTTGGGTGTCAAAGCGTTTCACAGAAAGAACTTCTTGGGACGGTGCGGCATTAATCGCTTTAGGAATTATTGTACTAATTGCAAAACCGTTAGCAGGTATTCTTGCTTATGCGGCAATCGCATATGGTGCTTGGACTATTTGGAAGTCCGAATAGTTGAAGCAACACAGACTTATAAATCAAGACCTCTTGATTAAAAGGTGGAGTTCCAATGGTATTAGAGAACACTATAACTATTGGATAAAGGCCCAAAAAATTGACCCTCCACCTAAGTCTGTTTCTTTTGACAAAGTCAAAATACAACGTAGAGGTAAATTAAATTGAGCATCGAGGATAAAGTAGATAATCTTAAACAAAGAATTGATCTACTACAAAAGATAATCGAAGCCGCAGAAGCAGAAAAGGCTCCTGATAAGTATATGGAAAAAACTTATAAAGAGCTAAATGATGCTTATGCTGAACTAAAAAGTTTAAACAATGATTTGTAATGTAACACAAGCCGGAAAAGATCAAATAAACAAACTTTGTGAAGACCATAACAGTTATGCCGTATCTTTAAACATAAAAGGCGGTGGCTGTGCTGGATTTGAATATGATTGGGGGCTTGTTGACACACAAGATTCGATCAAAGAAGAAGTTGAAGTTATTGAATGTGGCAGTGGAAAGTTAATTATTGGGGGTCAAAGCATAATGTTTTTGTTTGGATCTACAATAGATTATAAAAAAGACATAATGGGTGCTATGTTTGATATTCAAAACCCTAATGCTAAGTCGTCATGCGGTTGTGGTGTTAGTGTAAATTTTGATGATTCAGTATTTACTAACGGGTAAATCACTACTAGCTGGCATATCCCATATTTTTTTACGCTCTACACCCTTTCTTTGAGCAAATCTTTTAGCATCACAGTCAGAGCATACATGAAAATAGTTGTTGCTCATACGCCTATAATCCATTTTACTACGTGATCTTTCAAAGTCAGCATCGCAATTATCACATCTCAATACAACCATAGCAACATCTCTATAGTATTGATGTACTTTACCGTGTTTACTGCGTCTTTCGTACAGTTTTTTAAGAATGTATTCTCGTATGAACATAATAGTATTTACATTCGGCTTTTAAAACATTTCGATAAATATCATTGATAGAAGCAAATTTATCCTATTTTTGGAGTTTATTACATGGCAAGAAAAGAAATTAATATCGGTATTGAAGGAAATGACGGTACCGGCGATAGTATTCGCGATTCGTTTAGTAAGGTAAACGATAACTTCGGTGAGTTATATGCTGTACTAGGTTTAGGTGGCGCACTAAGTTTTATTGGCTTAGATGATGTAGCACAAAACAGTTATAGAACAGAAGATAACAACAAAATCCTTACAGTTGACTCAAACAACGAAAAGATACAATTTACAAAATTAGACAGTAACGATACTATTGTTATTGATTCAAGCGTTCCGGGCGTAATTAAATTTAGCTCACTTGCTTCTGCGCTTATTAATGACCCAGATCCGACACTTGCCGCGGATTTAGATGGTAACAATAAAAGACTTACTAACATTGCTGACGCACAATTAGATTCAGATGCCCCTAATAAAGGTTATGTAGATACTAAAATTTCATTAGCAGGTGTTGATGCTATTGACGAAACCGGTAATATTGAGCCAGATTGGGGCACAATGACTGGTCCTTTGATTTTATCAAGAAACCCAATTGACTCAGATGATGTAAACTATGGCGGTTTAATTGCTTCTACTAAAGCATACGTTGATAGTAAAACATTTTTGTCAGCAAATAACCTCTATGTTGCTACAAACGGACAAGATGAAAGAACAGATATTCCAACAAACCAAATAGGACGTTCACCTTCTACAGCATTTAGAACTGTATCGAAAGCCGCACAAGTAGCTGAAGAACTTGTTAATGCGGCTCCTGTAGAACTAGGACCATATCAAAAGACACTAACATACGAAAATGGTACTAAAGATTGTACACTTGAAGATTTAATTCAATCTCCATTATCAGGCAATGGTGCTACTGGTACTGTTGAAATGCAGCTTGACGAAACTCAAACTATTCAGATTGTTAATGGCGGTACTGATTATGAAATAGGAACAGAACTTACACTAACAGGTGGTAATGTTGTATCTCCGGCTGTTTTAAGGGTTGTAGCAAAAGACTTTGCTGGTTCTATTACACAAGTTGCTATTGTTGAACCGGGTATCTTTAGTGCTTTACCTACAGATATTACAAATGTAGGACACGTTTCTGCTGTAACAGGTAGTGGTACTGCTAAATTTAGTATTACTTTTAGTGTAAACAGAATTTTAGTTACTGCTTCTGGCGCAGATTACGGTAGTGCTTCTGTTATCTTTAATGGTGGTGGCAATGGTAGTGGTGCTGAAGCAAGTACTGTTGAAATCGCGGGCGAAATTAAAGAAATTACTATTGTTAGAAAGGGTACAGGATACACAGCGATTCCTACAGTTGATATATTCTTGCCAAGAATGTTACTTGAAACTGAAAATTTAGGAACTGACTTTACAGATGATCTAAGAGAAGGACAATTACTTAGAGGTATTGATTCAGATGCTGTTGCTAAAATTATCTCACACTCTGCCGAACGTGATGCTTCAGGTAGAGAAATTTTTGAAGTTGAATTATTACAAGGATCTTTCCAAATAGGTGAAGTAATTCAGTACGGTGATCCTGCTCAGAACATTCAGATTACAATCCAAGTAGAAACTGGCATCTACTACGAACATTTTCCAATTAGATTATCACCAAACGTATCATTAAGAGGTGATGAATTCAGACGTACAATTCTAAGACCAAAATTAGGAGTATCAGAATCTCCATGGAGTAGAGTATTTTTTAGAAGAGATCCTGTTATTGACGGATTAAGAGTTACTGATTATGAATTTGGTTATCAATACCTAACAGATCCTTTAGACTTCTCAAGTCAACCTAAGAAAAATGATGAAATGGATGTTTTCTTATGTGCTGATGCTACTATTGTAAGAAATGTTAGTGTTCAAGGACACGGCGGATTTATGATGGTACTAGATCCAAACAATCAGATTAATTCTAAATCACCTTATTGTCAAACAGGTTCATCATTTGCTAAAAGTATTAACGTTAAAAACTTTGCTGGTGGACAATTTGTTGACGGATTCATGGGTAACCTAGATGGTATCCTACTTTATAAGTCAGGCGAAACTGGAGAATTAACACGCAATCCACAAGGCGGAGATGATAATAAAATTGTAATTGGTGGTCTACAACGAGAGCCACAACTTCCAACTTCATTTAATATCGGCGAAGATATTTATAGAATTACATTAACAAATAGAATTGAATCTGCTTTCTTTGATGCTAAAGTATTAATTGAACAGAATAGGTCTTTCATACAAGAAGAAACAATACAATGGCTTGCTACACAGAACTTAGGTTTTACATTTAATGAAGATAAGTGTAGAAGAGACGTTGGACTGATTGTTGATGCCGCAGTTAATGATGTATTATTTGGCGGTTACGAAGAATCAACAAGAGCAGGTAGACTATACTTCTCAGGTGGACTCACAGTTGTTGCTGGACAAGTAACAGCAACAGCGGCCGCAATTGAAAAAGCGAGAGACATCGCAATTACTTGTGTACAACAAAACACTTGGCCAGCATTAGGAACTATAGCACAAACTAAAATAGCATCAATTACAAACGCAGAGCAAGGTGGAGCTCAACAAGAAGTTCAAAACTGTTTTGATATTGTAGCAAACATTATCCGCTACGGTGAGAAAATGTATGTTGCTAAAAAACTATTGCAAGAAAACAAAGAATTTATTCAAGCAGATGTAATTGGATTCCTTGCTGTAAACTATCCTAACTTAGATTATAATGTAGATATTTGTTTTAGAGATTCAGGATATATTGTTGATGCTTTAAGTATTGACTTATTCGGTAATGCTCCTAACGCAGGTGTTAGTGATTTAAATCAAGGTAACTTTAATAACTCTATTAGAGCAGGTTACAGTTACTACCGAGCAGGTAAAAAACTTATTCCTTCGAGCGGGGATCCACAAACAGTTAATCAATTGCCAGCGACACTTGACGCTGTTCAACACATTAAAACTAGAATAGGCGAAATTCTAAACAACACAGCACCTTCAGGTGTGTTCATCGGTCAAACATTTGATCCGAATCTTGTTTTAGATGTAACTTCAAATACATTTACTATTACAAATCATGGATTTAATACAGGATCACGTATAATATACAGCAACGGGGGAGCAGATTCATTAGATCTTGCTGGTGGAGGAACTCTTACCAACGGCGGAGTTTACTTTACATTTAGAGTCGATGCTGACAATTTTAAATTATACAACTCAATCGAACTTGTAAGAGCTCAAGAAAGAGATCCAGGATCAGAATTTGAAATTGACTTTACTGGTCTTGGTACAGGAACTTCTCATAGTTTCCAATGGGATGTAACACAAGACACAACATTAACAGCACAAGATCTAGTCGATGCTGGTATTACAGAAGCTATCAACACATCAATAGGTTATATGAAAACACTTATTGCTGGCGATGATGCAGCTCCGGGCGAAACTTATGCTTCGTTCGGTGATTCAACTGGTGTGCCTGTTTTATATCCGTTATATGAATGTGTTCTAGATAATCCATATGAGCAAATGACTGCTGGTAAAGTTACACTTGCTACACCAGGTAATAAGTCAATGCTAGGTAATGACTTTACACAAGTTAACGATATGGGTTATGGTGTGTTTGCTATGAACAACGGACTTGTTGAATCAGTGTCCATGTTTACATACTACTGTCATACTGCTTACTTTGCCTTAAATGGTGCTCAAATTAGATCGCTTAACGGATCGTCAGCACATGGTGTTTACGGTTTAAGATCAAATGGTGCTGATCCAAACGAAGTTCCAGATAGAATTGGACTTAAATTTCCTTTAATTCAAACAGCATCTGTATACGAAGATAGACCCGTAGATGTAGTTAACGATAAAACTATAGCAAAAATTTACATCAACGATGTTGCTTATCCTCCATTCCCAGGATGTTTTATTGAAGTTGATCACTCAAATGATCCTCAAAGAACAGGTCCAAATTCAATAACTGGTTTTAGAGCTTATAAAATTTCAGCAATTTCAACTAGTGGACTACCAAGTGGAACTTACGAATGTAGTATCGATACAGATGTTACAGGTGGCGGACTGGCCGCAGATGTTCCAGCAGGTAAAAAAGTTATTGTTAGAGCTTTTGAAGAGTTTACAATTACTGATAAAATTCAAGTTGTTAGTACACGACCTTCGACAGCATTAGTATTTGACGAAAGCTCAGGTATTGACGATGCTGTTATCAGAGTATTATCATTTAATGGATTTAATGGACTAGATGCTCAAGATGGTGATCAGAACATTACAACAAAAGACGGTTTTCCATACGTTAACCTAAACCTTAAAAAAGCAGATCCAACATTTACACCACCAAGTTATGCCAATGGTATTGGTGATGATGCTATCACTGTTCAAACAGTTGAACCAGAACAGGCTGCACGTTTAACAAAACAAACAACAGGATATGCTATCTATGATGGAAGTAGTACTTCCACAGGTGGTATGATATTCGGTTATCAAGATGCTTTATATGAAGTAACTGATTATAAAGATGTAGATCTATTAGACGGTTTTGGAAACAAAATTGGAAGTTACGGTCTAGTATCATTTAAAAATATTACAGATTCAAACGAAACTTTAGTTAATAGAAGTTATACAATCACAGGCGCAACAGCGGCTAGTACTATTACTGTTACAGTATCAGGAACACTTGATTTACGTACTGGTAGACAGATTAGAATTACTGGTGCTGACAATGCTTCATTTGATGGCTTATATTTTGCTGGTGATATTACAACGAACACATTTGTTCTTTACACTGATAAAGACTTAACAACAAAAGCAGACGGTAGCGGATTTGGTGCCGCGGCAACTTCAGGTACTGTTGAACTATTTGGCGGTGCTACATCAGACTTTAGTGCTTCTCTAGAAAATCTACAACTTAAAGCAGGTATTAGAGCTGGAGCACAAGGACAAGTTACTGTTAACATCTCAACTATGAGAGCAACAGGACATGACTTCTTATCCATTGGTACAGGATCTTATGCTGATACTAACTATCCATCAAACATTTTTGGTCCACCTAACAACAATCCTCTACAATCAAACGAAGCAGTTGAAGAAGGTACAGGGCGTGTGTTCTGGGTATCATCAGATCAGTCAGGTAACTTTAGAGTTGGTGAATTCTTTGCTGTTGACCAAGGTACTGGTAAAGTTACACTTGATGCTAAGATCGACTTACAAGGTATTACAAGTTTAAGACTTGCCGCTGGTGAAACAATTAGTGAATTTACCGGTGACGTTACACTGGGTGGTGCTGGTGAAGCAAGTAACCAAGCAGTACCAACCGAAGCGGCTGTTAGAGCTTATATTGATAGACGTTTAGGTTTAACACACGAAGGTGGAATTCAAACAGTATTAATTGGACCAGGATACTTACCGCGTGATGGTTCACGTCAGATGACTGGACCGATTGATATGAGTAATAATTTTGTTAGAGGTTTGCCAGATCCTGATGTAGGAATTGAAGGTGAAGGTGATGCTATTAGAAAAGCATACATGAAGATTGGTAACTTACAAGACGCTCCGGAAGGATGGATGTATGAAGCCAATCCAGTAGATCCAAATAACAATAGACAACCAGATTACAGTTATATTGAAAGTGCTGACATATTAGCATTTACAACCAATGGTTCAAGTGAATTTTCAAACGCAACAGTTGTAGGAGCGTTAACATTTACATTCCAACAAAATGCTCCAGGCGTTGCTGATGTTGTATCACCAACTGTAACTAACTATCCTGATCCTCAAATTGTTGCTACAATTAACGATAACGTTATTGTCAACGCAGATGTTAATTATGATGCTGGTATTGAACAGCATAAATTAGATCTTAATACTGCTAGAGCAACAGAGTTTGAAGGTATTGGAATCGCAAGTTATGTATACACAGCAGAATCTGCTCCAGGTGCTGGTGATGACTATACTACAATTACAACATCTGAAAACCATGGAATGAGCGAAGGTGATGCTGTTGTAATTTCAGAAGAAACTGTTGTTACAGCAATCAATGGTGACTGGAAAGCAACCAACATCACAGCAAATACATTTAGAATTCCAGCTGATACATCAACAGGCGGAACAATTACAGGTGGTAAAATAAGACACTACGGAATTATTAGTGGTGCTCAAACATTAGAATTTACCCTTGTTAATGGATTCTTAGCATTAAAAGATTCTACCAACGCAACAAGATCAGGCGCTTACTATGATGGTATTGGTTTTGAAAAACTAAGACATATTGATGTAGCAGTTATAGATGTTACTGATAACACAAACTTAGCAGTTGGCTCTAATACAAAAGTTCTTGCTAGAAGATCTAATCCAGGAGGAATAGGTCAATCTATCGACGGACCACCTGTTCCAATTGATGCTAAAACTATTGTTGAAGATGGTTTAGGATGTAGACGTCCTGACTTTGGCGACATTGGTGTTATGGCTAGAATCGGAACAGGTAATACAGCCGCTGATTTTGCTACTATTGAATTTACTAGTTCTAACACAGCAAATACTATTGTACAAAGAAGTGGAACTGGTAGCGCAGACTTTGCTGGTACATCTAATTTTGAAAATATTACTGCAGATGGTAATATTACAATTAATGTAAGTGATGGTGTTGAAAGTGGTAATCCTTCAGACCTAGAAGGTATATGGATGACTTACCAAACTTCGACTACACCTGTAATTACAAAACACGAACAAAGTTCAGCTGACAATGCTTACTATGTTAACTACAGAAACGGTAATGGTGAAGTTGCTATTAAGGCACAGTTTAGTAACGTTGCCGCTAATCACTTTACTGAATATCGAGCAGGTGTACACAAATTTAGAACTGCTGGAGGTAGTTCTGGTAGAGTTGAAGTAGGTTCCGGCGGAACACTTACAGCAGAAAATGGTAATACATCAGCAATTGGTTACATTGAAGGTAACTGGCAATTAACAGCAGGTAGTAGAATGCAAGCTACTTGGGCTGACTTGGCAGAGTATTATGAGGGTGATAAGACATACGAACCAGGAACAGTTGTTCAATTCGGGGGCGATAAAGAAGTTACATTGTCCGGAGAATTAGGAACACATAAAGTTGCCGGTGTAGTAAGTACTGAAGCCGCTTACATTATGAATTCTGATTGTCAAGGCAAAAAAGTTCTAGTAGCACTACAAGGTAGAGTACCTTGTAAGGTAGTAGGAAAAATTGAAAAAGGAGATCTTATTATTGCTAGTGGTATACCAGGAGTTGCTACAAGCGCAGGCGGAGATGCTAAGCCAGGAACAATTATTGGTAAAGCTATCGATGTTTATGATAGTGATCGAATAGGAACAATTGAAGTAGCGGTGGGGAGACTATAATGGCATTAACAACTCTATATAATTCAACTAATCACCCACTAACCTGGGACAAAGTAAATGAAGTACTAAAGGTAGTCGACGATAATTTTCTGTTTGTAAACTCACAAGCAACAACTGGTATACTTACAAATCTTACACAGGACATTACACCAGCGTGGGGGGCTAGTTATAACATAGGTTCACCGACACAACGCTGGGATAATATATACGCAAATAATGTTGATGTAGGAAGTATTACTGCTGACGTTACTGGATCAGTTTTTGCTGATGACAGTTCAATGATTATTGATGCTACTGGAAATACTATTTCTACAAATAGTATAACATTCTCAGGCGGCATGAGCATTAATGATGCTAATAATGATTTTACTTTTGATGCTTCTAATGGAGCAACAAATATTATTAACTTTAAAGTTGATGGCGGCGATGTTTATATTGATGCTAATGGTGTTTTACAGGCAGGCCAAGGCGTTGTTGGAAATCTTACAGGAAATGTAACAGGTAATGTTAGTGGTAACGCTGGCACAGTCACAAATGGAGTGTATACGGCGGGCGACCAGACTATTGCCGGAGTTAAAACTTTTTCAAATACTATTGTAGGTAACACACAAGGTACACACACTGGTGGTGTTGTTGGTAACGTTATTGGAAATATAGATGGTGATGTTACTGGTAGTGTTTATTCTGAAGATAGTTCAGGTGTGTTAGTTGATGGATTACATGGCGTACTCAATACATATAAATTAGATCAAGTAGGAGCAACAGACGGACAAGCTCTTGTATGGGACGCGGCTAACGTAAGATGGCAGCCGGGCGCGGCCGCTGGCGGTGGTGGTACTGGATTAGGATCTAGAACTACTAAATCAGCTTCAACATCTAGTATTGCCGACGGAGTAACAGCAACCACTAATATCACAGGAGCCTTTAAAGGATACATGGTATTAAAATTACAAGTTGATGCCGCGGCATGGGTTAGGGTTTATACTGATCAAGCAAGTAGAACCGCAGATGCTTCAAGATTAGAAACAGATGATCCAGCTCCAGGTGCTGGTGTGGTAGTTGAAACTATTACAACAGGTGCTGATACAGTATTGATAAGTCCGGCTGTACTAGGTTTTAATAATGAAAGTCCTGTTACTGATGTAATACCTATATCAGTTAAAAATAAATCAGGCGGCACAAGAACATTTACTGTTACACTTACACTAATTCAGTTAGAGGCATAATAGCATGGCTAGAGACGTTACACAAAGACGTTACATTGTAACTGCTAAAAATATGGAAGGCATGCTTCGTATTCACGAAGAATTAACAACAGCAGATACTACACCTACCAATACTGTAATCACTAGACCTGTTATGATAGATCAAGAACGTCCGAAGAGCAGATCTACATCTTATTATCTAACTAGAAAGGAAGCAGTTAGTTTAAAACTACATCCTGATGTAAGAGCTGTACAACCTCATCCTTCAGAAATGGGTGTATCTATTTCAAGTCATGTCATAACACAAACTTCAAATTTCAATAGAGAGTCAGTACAAAATAGTAATCATAAAAATTGGGGTTTGCTTAGATGTGTCGAAGGTGGAGTTCACAATGATTGGAGTGGTGATAATACGCAAACAATTACACTAACAGAAACTGGTAAGAATGTAGACATAGTTATTATGGATGCTGATGGACAAGCAACAGGTCACCCAGAATATGCTGTTAATGTTGACGGGACTGGAGGTTCTAGAGTAAACTTAATCGACTGGTATGCTTTATATAACAATGAAGTTGGAGGCGTAGCAGGTAGTACTTATACATATGGACAGTATACTTCCGGTAACTACCATGCTTTACACGTAATGGGAACAGCAGGTGGTAATACACAAGGTTGGGCCAGAGATGCTAATCTATATAACATTTACTATTACGCTGGCGACGTCGGAAACACTAACTTTCCGTACGTATACGATTATGTAAGAGAGTTTCATAGAACAAAATCTGTTAATCCAGATACCGGTATAAAAAATCCTACAGTGGTGAACAGCAGTTGGGGGATGAGTATTTTTCCATCAGAATGGACCTTTAATGATATTACCGCAGTTACATATAGAGGAACTAGATATACAGCAACTTCAGGCACGGGAACTCCTACAGGGTTTTCAGGAATATACAGCGCAGACAATTCCTCAGATTTAGCCAGTTTTAGATATAACATAGGCGACGGAGCAAAAGACGATTGGGTACAATTTGCCTGTACAACTTCAGGAACTCCGAACCCTGGTAATACAGAAGGTACATTAAATCCTTCTCCAACGGGAGGACTTATTGGTGGAGGTGGATGGACTGTTTCAGGTGGCACTAGAGCTTTCCTTAATGATACATTAAAATCAGCTACTACTAACACAGTTTATGTACAAACTCTACCACAAGGTGGTACAAGATACGGAAACTTTACTGTAGACGTATTCCAAGAAATAACTTATGCTACACCTACAGGTACTGTTGATTTAGATATCGAAGTTGAAATTAGAGATCCAGATAATGTGGTTGTGGCAACATACACTGATGGTATATATACTGGTGCTTCAGTAACCGCTACAATCGATGAACAATTTACTGTACAAAAAGATGGAACATATACTATAAACATTACTACAAATTACGGCACTGAACCTAATCCTAACTGTACCTTTGATACTAACATTGATGTTACCCTTAATGTTACTCAAGACTCAACTCCTGCAGCTACTGCTACAAGGGGAGCAACTGGAGAGGCAAATGTTAGTATTGATTCTGTAGCAGGATTAAATTCTTTAACTAGTCCTACTACAGGAGATAATGATGACGGTTACTGGACACTAAACTTACCATTTACTTTTACTATGTTTAGTACTGATTATACTCAAATTAATGTAGGAACAAATAGTTATATTACATTTGGTGGTGGTTCAACTACTGAACCTAACATTTCTCCAAATAATGTTCCTTATGCTAAAATTATGATAGGAAGTGGAGAACGATTTGGTGGTAACGCTCCGGATACAAGCTGTCAAAGAATTTATTATGGAACTGAACCAACAGGGAATTATGCTACACCTGTAAACACTTATACTATTGATGCTGTTAACAACAGTAACATAGCATTTTCATTAAGTAACGGTACTGATCGTAATGGAGCAGTTAGTGGAGATAACGCAACTATTAATATACTAGTAGGCGACACTTTAGAAATCACAAACAATTCAAACTTTGTTCATCCTATGTATTTCAAAACAGCTCAAATTACAGGTACAGGTAGTCAAGTAGCTGGAGCAACTGGACAAGGTGCCGTTAGTGGTAACACTGTAAGTTGGACTCCTACTGCGGCAGGCACCTACTTCTATCAATGTAGCAATCATACCAATATGAATGGCCAAATTATTGTGTCTTCTAATCCAGGCACAGAATACTATAGAGTTGTATTTGAAGGAAATGCGGCAAGTTCGGGAACACTTGGCGATCCTGGTATACGCTGGGAAGTAAGATTTGACGAAGACAATCCAGAAAATTTCAGAGTAACTATAGAACAAAACAATCAAGTTACTTCAGATATTGTGCCATTTACAACAGAACAACTTAATGACTGGGGATTTATATCTGGTAAACGAATACCTGTTCCTGTCGATGCTCTAGACGCAGATGTTGAAGATGCTATTGACGAAGGAATTATCAACATAGGTGCGGCAGGCAATGGTCAATGGTACCATGCCGCTCCTGGGGATCAGGATTGGGATAATACATTTGAAATGGCAAACCGCTATCCTGATTCAGTAAACTTTCCTTACTATTATATGAGAGGAACTTCGCCGACTCGAGTTGATACTACAGCATCTGGCGGTTATGACTTGCCTACTATTTGTGTTGGAGCAATGGGAGATTATACATCGCTTAGAGAAAAACCAGCTGATTATAGTGATAGAGGTCCTGGAATAACAATTTGGGCACCTGGAACTTATATTCAAAGTGCTTACACAACGGCTAGCCCGTACGGAGATCCAAGAAACTCAAGTTATAGGGTTGGAAAAATTTCAGGAACAAGTATGGCCAGTCCTCAAGTTGCTGGTGTTATTGCTTGCCTTTGCCAAACGTATCCTGACATGACTTGTGAGGAGGCCAGAGATATGATTGTAGCAATGGCTGAACCAAATACTTTAGGTGACACTGGGTCAGGAAATTATGAAGATATTGAAGCACTTTTAGGATCACCAAATCTTGTATTAAGATATAGACAACAAAGAAAAAGTGAAGGAACTACGTATCCTAAACGTAATTATAAAGCAAGACCAAATTCTGGAGTAGCGTATCCAAGACCTCGAATCAGGCGTTAGGATAAATAGTTAGTAGGAGCATGTAATGGCAATCGAAGAAATTAATATTGGTAATTTAGTAAATGATGGTACAGGCGATGATTTACGTACCGCATTTGCTAAAGTAAACAAAAACTTTACTTCACTAAGTAATGAACTAGCCGTTACGGGTCAAAATCTTGGTAGTGGAGCAGAAAGTTTTGTTGAAAAACAAGCTAATTTACTAAAATTTAGAAGTATTGTTTCTGGTACTGGTATCACAGTCACGCAGAATGCTGATGATATTACTGTTAGTAAAAATCAAGCAAATTCGTTTGCGAATATTATAACTGACAGTGGTAATTCACTTGCTACTTTAGAAAGTGATACACTAACATTAATTGGAGGTTCAAACGTTCAAGTTGAATCTTCAGGTAAACAAATTACAATTAGTGCTGATCTTGTTAATGCTCAGTTAACTGGACCATTAGATTTAAATGGTCAAAGCATTGTAGGTACAGGATCAATTAACATTACTGGTGGCGTTACCGCTACAAACTTTGTAGGAAGTTATGGCGGAAAAACTCAAACCAGTATACTTAATGCACTTTTTGATAATGATTTTGGGACTATTGACCAAAATCCACAAAATGCGGTACAAGCACTTTATCAGATAAGTGACTACGATTTTGGAAATATACTAGCACCATCTGAAAATGATGTTGATCTAGGAACGATAATATAACGGAGATATAAAACAAATGGCCTTAAGAATCAGAAGAGGAACCGACGCAGAGAGACAAACAATTACTCCTCTTGCCGGTGAACTCATTTACACAACAGATACAAAAGCCCTATACGTTGGCGATGGTACAGCGGTAGGTGGAAAATTACTTGCTAGTGGAAGTGCAATTATTAGTGACATTGTGCTAAACAGCAACGACATTACAGGAACTGGTAATATTGACATTACTGGTAACATTGATGTTACAGGAAATATACATGCTCAAGGTAATATCACAGCAGATGGAAATCTAACACTAGGTGATGCTGACACAGATGGCATTACATTAAATGCTGAATTAACTTCAGACATTATACCGGACCAAACAGATACTTATGCTCTTGGTTCAACTAGCAAAAGATGGAACCTAGCAGTTGTTAATAGCGTACAGGCCAATGCTATTACATCTAACACAATCGCAGGAACACTAGACGGCGATGTAAAAGGTTCAGTATTTGGCGAAGATTCTACTCCGTTACTTGACGCCATTGCTAGTAAAGTTGTTGGACCAATTCAGAACTCATCTACCGCAGTATTCACAGGTTCAGTAGACATGACTGGTGCTACAGTTACTGGTGATGTTACTGGTGATTTAACTGGTAATGTTACTGGTGATGTTACTGGTGATGTTACTGGTGATTTAACTGGTAGCGTTTTAGATGGAAATGGTGTTCCTGTTGTTGAACTTCAAAGTCCAGCGTTAGGCGGAGCAGGTACTCTTGTATCAGCAACGTTTTCAGGAGACTTATACGGTTCAGTATTTGCTGACGATTCAACTAGATTATGGGATCAAACATCAGGCGAGATTAACTTAGACAGTACTATTAAATCTAATATTAGACCAGATGGTGATAATACTGTAGAACTCGGCGGATCATTAAATGGTTTTTCTGATGCTCATATTAGAGGAAAAATTTATATTGGCAACTATGACCTAACTAACCTAAGAGGTGAAAATGACAGAGTTACATCTAAAGGTGGTTATCTTACTAAGCCAGGTGTAACAACTACACTTAATGGAAATATTCCAGTAGGCGTATCGAGAACAACGGTTGCTGTTAATAATGATACTAACATTCAAAACGGCGCTATTTTTAGACTGCCAGGAACTGATGAACTTGTAGTTCAAAGTGTAGCGGCTGGCGTTGTAACAACTACAACATCATTTACACCATCCGGCGGTAATAATGGAGACTCAGTTTCATTTTATAATCCATCAGTACCGAACGCAGTATACACAGATTCAGCACCAGCAACAGGCGCTGGACGTCCAGGCGATACAGAAGGATTAATGTTTGCTGACGCAAACTACATTTATGTCTGTAGAGGTGACTATGATGGCGTTACTGAAATTTGGACTAGATCAGCTCATGTTGCTTGGTAAGGGTATAGTTAATGGCAATCACATGGAATATTCCATCAGGCTCATTAGGAACTATTAATGAGAGAGAAGTTCAGAACATACTTCTAGATGTAAGTTCTGATCTAGGTGATTATACCATTGAAATAATTTCTGGAAGCATTCCGAGAGGTCTTCGAGTTGAAGAAAAACGCATAGTCGGAACTCCTTTAGAAGTAGCAAAATCAACAACAAGTAGATTTGTAGTCAGAGCAAAAGATGCTAATGACATAGGCGATAGAACATTTAGTATCACAGTTCTTGGCGCAGACGAACCTACATGGGCTACTCCAGAAGGTTTATTACCTGTAGGTCCTAATGATACTTATTTTGTTTTAGATAACGATAGAGTTGACTTTCAACTTCAAGTGTTAGATCCTGATATTCCAGCCGGCGATACAATTGAATATTACATTCCTTTTAACGGTGGTACATTACCACCTGGTTTAAGTTTATCCAAAACTGGAAGAATTAGCGGATTCACTGATCCTATTTTTAGTTTAGAATACAAAATTGTTAGTGGTAACTTTGATTTAAATTTATACGATACCGATCCTTACGATCTTGGAACAAGACCAGCAAGTGGTTTTGATACTTTTGACTTTGACGGAGCAACATTTGATTATTTTGAAGAAACTAATTTTCCTAGAAGACTAACTCGTTATTATCAATTTACCATTGCGGCAACAGATGGCATTCATGAAATCCGTAGGACTTTCCAAATATTTGTTGTAAGCGAAAGTTTTCTAAAGTCAGATAACACAATCATGCAAGTAGCCACTGGTGTGTTCCGTGCTGACAATACACATTATAGAAATCCTGTTTGGATTACTGATCCAGATTTAGGAATAAAAAGAGCAAATAATTATGTTACTGTTTTCTTAGATGTGTACGATCCTCCAACACTTGAAGGGCTAATAACATATCAATTCGAAACAGTTAATCCACAAATTAATGCTAAAACTATTGCTATTAGTTTAATTGATAGAAATTATTTGGATATTGAAGTTGAAACAGATGCCAAGGGCAACTGGACAATGCCTAAAAGAAATCAAAAAGTTGCTATTAAAGATGTCTACGATTTTACAGATAGCACACTAGGAACATATACTATTAACCGAGTAGAAACTTTAAATGAAGCAAAAAGACAATTTAGAATTCATTTAGATCCTCAACTTGTAGAAAAAATTAGTAAAGATGTAGAAATAATTATTGGCGATGTTAGCGAACTACCTCCAGGTCTTACTGTTGATACACTCAATGGAGAACTTACAGGACAAATTCCATATCAGCCTAGAGTGACCGAAGAATACAAATTTACAATTACAGCGAAAGCAATTTACAACGGTGAAGTAAAAGCAAGTACACCAAGAACATTTAATATAAAAATAATAGGTGAAATTGAAAGTGGTATCGAATGGATCTCTGATGCTAATCTTGGAAGCATTGCTCCAAACATTGATAGTACATTCTATGTTGAAGCTATCAGTAAACTAAGAGGTGGAACAACAGTATTCATTTTAGAATCAGGAGAATTACCTCCAGGGCTTACACTAATTACATCTGGTGAAATTGTTGGCAAGGTAAATCAAATAGGAACTCCTGAACTTAATGGTATTACTAGATTTTACAATAACGATGGAAGCAGTGCTTTAGATTTTACTACAACAACATATGATAGCGCATTAACTTCCTTTGACAGAACATATACATTTGTAGTAGCGGCTAGAGATATTTTCAATTATACAGAAAGTTCAAAAACTTTCCAAATTACTATTGACAGTGCCGCTGATACTAGTTACAGTAATTTGTTTTTTAGAGTATTACAAAAACAAAGCAAAAGAGTTAAATTTAATAACTTTATAAATGACATTAGTGTTTTTGATCCTACTAAAATATATAGATATGGCGACCCAGCATTCGGAGTTCAAAACGAATTAAAAATGTTAATGTATGCTGGCATTGAATCAAAAGATGCTTATACATTTGTAAACGCTATGACAAGAAATCACTATAATAAAAGATTAAAATTTGGATCAATTAGAAAAGCATTAGGAAAAAATCAAACCACTCAAGAAGTAGAATATGAAGTTGTTTATGTTGACATAATCGACGATCTTGAAAAAAATGGAAAGTCTATCAGTAATCTAATAAATTTACCAGACAAAATTAACAGTCCTGTCAGAATAAGTTCTGACAAAATTAGTGTTGACGAAAACCTATTGTTAGCAAGTGATCGTGATCATCAAAGAATTTATCCAAATAGCATTAAAAATATGCGCAGTCGTATAAAAGGTATTGGTAAAAGAGATCGCACATTCTTGCCATTATGGATGCGTAGTATACAAGAAGATAGTTTTGTAGAGCCTGGATTTGTAAGTGCTATGCCAATTTGCTTCTGTAAACCAGGGTCAGCAGACGATATAATATTAAATATAAAAAACAGCGGCTTTGATTTCAAGATAATCGACTTTGTTGTAGATAGATATCAGATCGATAATATAGACAGCGTAGCAGGTGATAAATATCTTGCATTTCCGCAAAGTGGAGAAAAAGTATAATGACAAGTAATGTAAACGCAACACCAATTGATGAAACGTATCCAGTCGCAGGACAGGATAACGACACACAGGGTTTTAGAGATAATTTTAACTATATCAAAACCGCTCTAACAACAACCGGTACTGAAATTACCGCACTACAGAATAAAACTGCTGGAATAGATGTAAGTAGTATTACAGACGGCGGTGACTTTAACGGTAAGATTGTAAGTAATACTATTAGTAAAGCAACACATAAAAGTATTTTGAATCCAGGTACTAATGCTACAGCCAATGTAGAACTTAACTGGAGAAATGGAGATTACCAAACATTTAAAATTGTAAGTGATGTAACATTTGCCTTTAATGTAAACAATTTTCCAACACAAAATACCGGCAACGATCAAGGTTACGGAAATTTACAAGAATTTGAAATCGAGTTACGTGGCGACGGAACTCAAAGAACTGTGTCATTTTCCACTAATGGCGACTATGCTTTATTGAAAGATAACAACTTTCCTAGCTCGTTTACAGTACAAGATACTGATGTAATTCATATTGTAAAAATCAAATATCGTGTAAGACAAGACGGAACTGCGTATCCTTTACCAGCAACTATATTGTTAAAATACGAAGGATCTTATCAGGCTTAATATGCTTCATCCATTTTCTGAAGATCTAACCAAATACAAAGATTCGGAAATTGAACAAAAAATTTCCGAACTTTCTAAAAAATATTTGGTAGCACAAAGAATTGGCAATCAAGAACTATTGACACAAGTACAAACATTTGTTACAATATACAGAGAAGAGATGGCTCGTAGGTATAGAGAAACAATGAAAAATTCTGCTCAAGAGCTAGAAAAAGGTGACTTGGATCAATTAGTTAATGTTAACAAATAAAGATAAAGACTTAATTACAGGTATACTAACACACGGTCCAGATGTGTTAGAGTCAGCATACACTAAAGATATTAGTGAAAATATACAAAAGTATGTTGATCGTGTTATTGCGGAAAAATTAAACTATCCAATGCCTATGGTTGATGTCCCTTCAACTAGAGAATGGTTTATTCCAAAAGAATATAAAAATATAAACATTCGTGAATGGTTGCTATCAAACTGTAAAACTCAAGAACAAATTGACAGGGTTGAGTTAGAACTTGACCTTTTTGATAAAAACAACATGACAGATATACTTCCTGTTATGTTATACATTGTAGATACATTGAGATCCCAAAACATATTATGGGGAGTCGGTAGAGGCAGTTCCGTTTCTTGCTACTGTCTATACCTAATAGGGATACATAAGATTGATAGTTTAAAATATGATTTACCAATCAATGAATTCTTTAAAGGAGAAAATAATGGCTAAAACTGTTAAAACAATGCAAGGTAAAGTCCTTGATATGGAAAAACTACAACTGGCCAATGAAATGACACCAGCGGTAGGTAATGTTAAAGTTAACGCTCGAGGCGACGAATTAGGTCCAGGTGGAAAAATTGTAAAGACTCGCGAAGAAATTATGAAAGATTTCTATAACAAGCGTAACAAAAACGTTGTCAAGCCTGACAATAAAATGGTTCCAGATAACGACGGAGAATAATAAATGCCAACACTTCGTAACCAAACTATAAAACCCATCAAAGATAAGGTCCTTGTTTCAGACATGGATTTTGGAGAGCAAAAGACAGCAGGTGGAATTATCATTAACAGTGATGATGGTAAAGCACACGGAGTTTATCCTCGCTGGGGCAAGGTATATGCTGTAGGTCCTGATCAAAAAGATGTTAAGATTGGCGAATGGGTGTTAATTGAACACGGTCGTTGGACACGCGGTATAGACCTAATTAACGATGTTGATGGCAAAGAAGTTAAAACAACCATTAGAATGGTTGAAAACAAAGCAATGTTAGCAATATCCGATGAAAAGCCTTCCGGTCATATGATTGGTAAAGAATACTCAGATGGGCCGGCAACAATACGTCCAGAAGAATTTGGAGCAAATTAATGACAAACCCATTCAAAGATATCGACACATTTCAAACGGCTTGTGATCAACAGCCTTCAAAGGAAAACTATTCTATGTATCTTGATTTAATCAAGGAAGAATATGATGAACTACAACTTGCTCTAGCAAATAACGACGAAGTAGAACAACTAGACGCACTTATTGATATCCTCGTTGTTACTATGGGTGCTATTCGTACAGCAGGATGGGATAGTGAAGGCGCTTGGAAAGAAGTAATGGACACAAACTTTGCCAAAATTGATCCTACCACAGGCAAAGTCCGCAAACGTGAAGATGGTAAGGTGTTAAAACCGGAAGGTTGGAAAGCACCTGAATTGGCACAATTCATAAAATAAATCATTGACATTTCATATTTCTTCTAGTATACTTGTATTATAGAATTAGAAGGAATATGATATGTGGACACTGGTCTTCATAAATTTAATCTTTAATGCTGAAGCAGGTTATAAAGAGCCTTTTGTTGAAGCTTGGTACGAGTTTGACTCTATGGAACAATGCTTTAACGCTCGAGAGCAACTTCTCACTGATCTCGGAACAGATAGCGAATTCTATCCTGTTAACACACAAGCGGTATGTATAAGATCTGATGGGTAAAGTAGGCATAACATTTTCAGCATTTGATTTATTTCATAGCGGCCATGTTGCTATGCTAAAAGAAGCACGAGCAAACTGCGACTACTTAATGGTTGGTTTACAAACTGATCCAACGATTGATAGACCCGAAAAAAATAAACCAATTCAAAGTGTATTTGAAAGATATGTACAACTCGAAGGTTGTAAGTACATTGACGAAATTATTCCATATTCTACCGAAACTGAAGTAATTGATATACTTCTTACCTATAAAATTGATGTACGATTCATTGGAGAAGAATACAAAGATCAATTGTTTACAGGTAAGCAATTATGTGTTGACAAAGGCATAGAATTATACTATAATAAAAGACAACATTCGTTCAGTACGAGCGGACTAAGACAAAGGATAGAACAGGCATGAAAGAACTATGGGTAGAAAAGTATCGTCCTAAAACAGTAGATGGTTACGTATTCCGTGATCAAGGACAAAAGAAACAAATCGAAACTTGGATCAAAGACGGCAGTATTCCGCACTTGCTTTTTAGTGGTTCAGCAGGTATTGGTAAGACAACACTTGCTAAAATGCTTATCAGTGAGCTTGACATTCAAGAGTATGATGTGTTAGAGATCAACGCAAGTCGTACAAACTCAGTAGATGATGTGCGTGATAAGATT